CCATCAGTATCGTGCTGTAGGTCAATAGCGCCACTGATAGTGACCCCGTCCACCTCATGGAACAGACGTTCTTCCATCGTCCACCCCTCTGTGTCACCTCTCTCCATGACTACGTGCAGAGCAGAGCCAAGCATGCTCCACAACATATCTGATACGTCTTGCTCTATGTTGTCGTTGTACTGTTCCCGTAACCTTTTAATTTTCGGTGGAGACATTAATTCTGTTACGCTATAGGAAGACTTCCCCTTGCTGTAGTATTCTCTAGTGGCAAGTGTTACAAGTGGGGCTGGAACACCGTGTTTGTTTGTGATGATCAAATTTTCTCTCCAAGGTTTATGTGATGGAACATTATAATAGTGCTATTGTGGATGAATTGCAAGTGCTTTCATTATTTATTTTAGGTGAGCCTGCAAGTAAAGCAAATTCTCGGAGGGTTGTACGGTTCGGGAACATGTCTAGGCTAATCAAGTCTCAGAAGGCACTGAACTACTCTGACGCATTCCGTTTGCAATGCCCACCACTGGCTAAGTTAATGACTGGCGATCTAAGGGTAAGTATGCGTATCTATTACGCAACAAGGCGACCCGACTTGGATGAGAGTTTGATCCTAGACCTGATGCAAGGCTTGGTATATGAGAACGACCGTCAGGTAAAAGAACGCCATACATACTGGGGGCTAGACCCTGAGAACCCTAGATCAGAGATCATCATCGAGCAGATACCTGAAGTGGTAGCCAAAAAAAAGCCCCGAACTAAGCGGGGCTGAAGGAGAGAGACAACTGCGCTTCCTGCAAGCCCAGTGTCTGTAGTTTAAACCATTCCGCCGCCAGCAGCAAGCTCATGCCGTGAGCTACCCGTTTAAACCTACAAATTCCTATCCCGGAACCAGCAGCGGCCTAAAAACTAACGTTTAAACACATAAAAGCCTATCCCGGCGGGCCGCAGCGTAGCAATCGTAGCAAAAACGGCAGTAAGTACTTTTCTACCTGTGGCATGTCCTGCATGTCCTAAACATACCGTTTAAACGCATATACCGCAAACCCCCCCCTTTGGGTTCCGAAAACATAACAATAAGTCCTCCTCCCTGCATGCCCTAAACATAGCGTTTAAACACACATGTAGATGTGAACTCTATATATAGACTTCACCCCCCGATGGAGGCGCTAGTGTCTCCTCATGGAGACCCGCCGAAACGTACCCGCCGAGACGTACCTTTAAATATTTCTTGGAACCCCTTGACATGCTATGAAATACTGTGTTTATAATAGAACCGTTGTAGTCGAACACAACAACTGAAAGCCGTTACTCATGCATTGGCCTCCCTCGCGGAGGGTTCGACCCAGTGCAGTAGTAACGGTTTTTTTATTTGTCTCGACGCACAGCCGTACTCCAAACGTTATTAAGAGTTCAGCCTGACTGCGTGGAATAAAAGGGCTACACGGTACGTCTAAGACTAGGGGGCAGTTCCCGAACAATCCGTGCGACTGGTCGAATCATCAAGTCGAGGGGCTTAACGAAAGTTAGCATGATGATGCCGTAGGCGGTGAAACACCTTCTCCTTCCGTCTCCACGTCCGTGGGGTAGGGGGGTCTTTGGGTGAAAATTATTAAAGCCCCACCAAGGGGCGTTTAGAAAGGAGAGAAGGCAAATGTATGGGTACTACCGATCAGGAAAAAAGATCATGGGTATCAGGGAAATCCTCTTAGTTCATCTAATGAAGGACGATCACAATGCGTACTGCAGTGTCCCCAAGCAATTAACCCTCACGGATTACGGCATGGGCAAGTACGTATGCAAAGGGTGCAAGATAGAGAAGAAGAGATTAGAAAAAATAGAAAGAAAAAAGGTGCTGGCTGAACAGTTGGCGCTTAAATTAGCGGATGACATTAAGTTCACCGCGTCAATGTTTTAACAAAGGAGAGAGAGATGGAACATAGTAAAGAGTATGCGAAGAATTTAAAAGAGTTATGGGCAGACGAGAGTCCTTGCGAGGATGATTCACCGCCTTGTAGTGCGTTAGAGTTTGATGTATTACCACCGCCTGTTTCGGCAGTAATTAATAAACTTAGATTTCAGTGGGAAACTGTTTGGATTTTCATGGAGTCTGGCGGTAAGTTATACGAGAGGCGCTATCCAAAACTAGGTCGCTCATTCTTTGTTGCTATCCGCAATGAGAAAAAGACCAAGGGCTACGGGGAAACACCCTACGAGGCTATTTGCATGTGGGCGTTGGAAAGTAAACACTAATGCTCGTCCATATGACCCCGTCAGAATCTGCCATAGCGCAGATACTGGCGGTGATGCGTAACACCAACGCACGACACAACAACGTTGTGGACAAGCAAGTTGGCAAGCAAAGCCCCATCGAAATAGACAGGGACGGTGTTTTGTCTGAGATGGCTTTTGGCAAAGCCTTCAATCTGTATCCTGACCTAGCCGTGAAGCAAACAAGGAGCGGGGTTGACCTTGTTGGCAAGAACGGCAAAAGGATAGATGTCAAGTCCACCCGATACAAGGCGGGGCGGTTGATCATCCATATAGACAAACCCTTAGATGAGGTAGATATCTACGCACTTGCCATTGTTGATGGCGATAATGTAGACCTTGTCGGATACATCAAAACCGAAGATGCCATGAGAAAAGAAAACATCAAAGACCTTGGGTACGGCGATGTTTACGTCATCGAACAAGACGCACTAATTAAATTTAAGGATGCCACATGACCAGAGATTACAAGCAAGAATACAAGACCCAAGTTAAACGCGACGAACTCCCCAACCGAATGGAACGCCAGCGGGCTAGGCGAAAGCTCGACGCAGAGGGTGTAAACAGGAAAGGCAAAGACGTAGCGCACGTCAAAGCATTGAGCAAGGGAGGCTCCAATGCTACTGGCATCAAATTGCAAGCCCCATCGAAGAACCGCAGTTTTAAACGCAATTCTGATGGGAGCATGAAGTGACCCGACACGAAATAGCCGAGGCATATGGGGAAGAACTGATGTTCATTGACCCCGAAAGATTAGATAAGTGCGTCATTGGGATAGCGACCCGCTGTGGCATGCCACCCGTCACGGTTTATGACAGGGATCAGTTGATCCTCGCCTTCATGGAAGATGGCATGACCGAGGAGGAAGCATCCGAATACATCTCCTACAACATCGAAGGCGCGTATGTTGGCGAAGCAACCCCGCTGGTAATGGAGAGGGTTTAAACATGAATCTGGATCATGTTTCTTTTGATGAACACGCACGCATAGCCTGTCCCGAATGCTCATCTGACAGGAAGAAACCCAACGCTAAAGACATGACGCTGACCCGTAAACCAAACGGGGCGATCATGTATCACTGCCACCACTGCCTGACCAGTGGTCTTTTAAAACCTAATAACGAACAACACAGGGAGAGTAAATTGTCCGTAGTACCAAACATCGCCATAGTGAACAACGCACTACAAGACCATCACTATGCGTGGCTGTCTAAACGGGGTATTTCCCAACAGACAGCAGACAAAATGAAACTTTTCGCTGCCGATAAGTTTTTCAGCAAACTTGGCAAGACATCCGAAGCAATCGGATTCCCATATTACAGAGGCGGTGCGTTGGTTGCAGTCAAGTACCGATCATTCCCTGAGAAAGACTTCACGCAAGACTCAGGAGGCGCACACGACTTCTTTGGCATTGACCTAGTAGAGAAGGGTAAACCCCTAGTAATAGTCGAAGGTGAGATCGACGCACTAACTGCAATGGAATGTGGGATAGAGAATGTGGTGTCAGTGCCAAGCGGTGCGCCTATCAAGGTGGCAGATGGCAAGGTGTTACCCAGCGAGGACAAGAAGTTCTCCTATGTATGGAATGCTAGGGACATCATTGAATCAGCCCCGTACATTGTCCTAGCCACAGACCAAGACACAGCGGGTCAGGCACTAGCCGAAGAACTAGCCAGAAGGATCGGCAAAGATAAATGTCGCATCGCCAAGTTCAGCAAGAAAGATTTAAACGAAGTCTTACTCGATGACCCAGCACGGCATAGCGCAGTCAAAGACATCATCGAAGGCGCAACCCCGTACCCCATCGCAGGTCTCTCGGACGCCAGCATTTACTTTGACCGTTTAAACGACCTATACCAGAAAGGTACGGGGAAAGGATTTTCAACGGGGTACGCCTCGGTAGACAGCGTTTACACGGTTGCACCAAGCCAACTCACAGTCGTCACTGGGTATCCCTCATCGGGCAAGTCTAACTTCATCGATCAGGTCATGGTCAATCTCGCACGTGGAGCAGACTGGAAGTTCGCAGTGTGTTCGTTTGAGAATCAGCCTGAGATCCACATCTCCCGCCTGATGGAGATTTACACCAAGAAAAGATTCTTTGATGGCAAAGATCGCATGACGGAGGAAGAAAAAGAACATGCGTTTAAATGGGTACAGGATCATTTCTTGTTCATCGATACCAACGGAGAAGAACCGTCAACACTGGAGTCCATCTTGGACAGAGCGAGGGTAGCGGTTAAACGTATGGGGGTGCGGGGCATGGTCATTGATCCATACAACTACATAGAGTTAGACAAGACCAACTCGACAGAGACAGAGGCGATCAGTTCCATGCTGACAAAGGTACAGAAGTTCGTCAAAGCCCACGACGTGCATTGTTGGTTCATCGCTCACCCATCTAAGATCAATCGCTCAGGGGTGGAGCAACCTCGCCCCGACGGCATGTCAATCAGTGGATCGATGGCATGGTGGGCTAAGACCGACTGTGGTATCACCGTCCATCGTGCGGAGCAATGCGTTGAAATCGCAGTGTGGAAGTGTAGGTATCGGTGGGTGGGTACGCAAGGTGAAACGACCCTTCTCTACAACAAGACAGCGGGTACGTATTCAGAGAACCTAGATCAGTTCTAGAGGGGTGGGGGGTTGGGTGATTCCTAGCATGCCCCCCGTCATACCTTCAAAAGTCCCCTTGGCGAATACGTAGAAAAAACCAAGGGGGTTAGAAGTCAGTCACATCACCCACGCTAGACCTCCAACAATTTTTCTGCGGCAGCAGGAATATATGCGTTTAAACATACCAGCAGCCAGCCGCAGCGGGATAAATGTGCATTTAAACACTTAATCTTGCCCTGAAAACAGCACGCGGAAGAGAAGCAAAACGACCACACAGGCGAGGTACTCGACCTTTGGTCATCTTGTAAACATTCCAAACACCGTCATAGGCAATGTACTTTTCACCCACGCAAATAAACCGCTCGTCATTCTGTAGATTGACAATGTCATCGTACTTGTAAGCGGTTTGTAGGAACATGGGGTTGCGGTTGGTTATGGTTTTAATCTTCTGTAACATCGATAACATCATTCTCAATATCACAATCAAGAGATCCATATTCATAGTCCAACGAACTAGACAATTTCAAGGCTTTCTCGTAAGCCTCTTGCTTGCTGTTAGCCTCGACCTCGAATGAATGATGGGACGTGTAAACCATATGCACTTCAAACATTCTCATCTTCATCATCCTCCGTTAGATTAACACCCATCTCCTTCAGTAAGTCTTCGGGCATGTATTCAAAGATTAGTTCCACCAAATAGGCGGTCTCTGAATTAAAGAAGTGATCAACCACAGCCTCTCGTTCACGGTCAGTAAGATTTGTCATAGTTCCTCCGCTTTGTCAATTACAAACTCACCGTGATCACCCATCACTGGATCGCCATCGGTGTAATAGAAAATGCCTTCGTCCTTCGCATCTTCGAGACCGTCCCATTCACCATCCGACACAATCATGTTGCTGAATCGCTCTTTTGTGTCATTCCAAAAACCGTCGCAGTTGTAGAGTTTCATACCGACTCCCCAATAAAAAGTCTTTTGTATTGCAAGGCTAAATGTGCAATGGTTTCAGCGTCACCCTCTTCCACCGCCTTAAACATTTCGATGATTGCCTCTTGCATACGTGCGATGGTCATCAATTTTTGAGCCTCACGTTCTGAGTCAAACAAATTGTCTCCATGCTCGTCACTGATAGGGTCACCAGTGTATTTATCAACCACCATAAACCCACCATCGGTTTTAGTTACTTGGTACATCATTACTCCTTAAATGCGTTTAAACGTATTGACTCTTCCACACTCAACTCGCTCATGTCCTCGTAGTCGCTGACCACGCCAACATCCTCACCCTTGTGAACATGCTCTTGCAAGAAGTCAATTGCAACACTAAGTCCACTCCACTCCATGATGTCCCACACGGTTTGCTCGTACCCATCTACGTTTACTGTCAGGTGTTCACCAAATGCTTTGCGTATATTTTTTGGTGACGGTCTCTCTACTTTTTTCATTTCAGCACTCCTTTACTTCGTATGTTGTATTAATCTCGCACACAACATTCCCCTCAGCGTTGAAGATGGTC